GCAAGCATCTTTCTCGCCTGCTGCCTCTTCTACTTCTTCAAGACCAGGACAACACTTTTTACCATGAATTCCACAGTCTGTTCCTTTTGCAGTTTGAGCACACTCGGTCTCTTCAAATCTTGCTTTGGACTTTACCTTTTTACCATCGGGTCCAGGTACATACTCGCCAGTGTCAGAACTCTTCATGTCACTGCTATTTACAGTGCCATCTGCATTAGAGTCAACTCTCTTGACTGCTTTACTGGTAAGTTTCTTTAGGTTCCCACCACCAATAGATGTCTCATCTTTTGATTCTTTTTGTACTCTTACAATAGGTGAATTGTGAGGAGCATACTGACTAGGAAGATCAGTTCTCTGGAAGCGAGTTACTACTCCACCAGGATACACTTTTTCAATTTCTCTTTGAACATCTTCTCTCTTTGGCATAGATGCCTGAGGGAAGAACATCTTCATCATAAGAGATCTACCTCTCCACATGACAATAACTGCTAACAAGTTACCATACTCTGCTGGAAGTCTTGTTGCTTCATCAACCTGAACTTCTTCCTTTGTTGTTGCTTTAGCGGATTTGAAGTTACGAGCCATCTGCATTGATGCTTTTTTCTGTGCCTTTGCTCTCTTAGAACCTGGTTCGGTCTTTTCAAGATCATCAGACTTTTGCATTGCACGACGACCAGGAGACATACGTGCTTTTTCATCACCACTCAATACTCTCTTATTAGTAGGAGATGGGGACTGATACATTCCCTTATAATCTTCAGTAGTCTTTTCTGCTTTTTTCTTAGCAGATTTCTTTACATACTTTTCTTTAGTAAAAGATTCAGGTTTACCACCATAAGAGGCTCTAACTGGTGCAGAACCCTTCACATAAGTTTCTGATTCTGAGACTTCATCTTCCTTTACGCAGTTAGGAACCATCTTACCGCCTTTATTTTTCATACCTTTCTTCTTATATCCTACCCAACATTTCTCTGCAATATCTTCAGGTTTAATTAAGTCAACAACTTCCATGAACTTGTTGCCGAAGGCATCTTCAATAGAAAGAGATTCTCCCATTCCACCACCGCCGTCTCCGCCGCCGTTACCACCTTCGCCACCTTCTACTGGTTTATCAATACCAACTTCTTCTGGTTCGCGACCACCGCCGCCGTAGCGTGCAGTCATCTTTAATCCTTCAGGAATTTTTTTACACTTCTTATCTGTATAACAATAATACATTCCTTTGCCACACTTCTCTTCACCAAGAATAATATCAACTAACTTTAATCCAGGAATAATCTCTTCCTGCTGACCCTGCTTAATGTTGGGAAGACCAACTCTGCCACTAGGAGTCAACTTTTTTTTAGCAACTTCCCTTTCATTCGGATTAGTAGATTTTTGCATATTATTAATCTTTGCCTGCTTTTTTACAGCTTTATGATCTGTAGGATTTATATCGAAACTTGCCATTTCCTAGAAAACAGTTTTTTTCTATTTATCTTCTTCAATATTTTTAGTTTGCGCCTTAATCATTTTAGATAACTCTGCAGTAGATCCAAAGAACATTGCGTTATTAGTTACATTTGTTGGACCCTTTTCGTCAGAATTTAAATCCTTCACCTTTTTTTGTAGATCAATTAACTTATCTGTTGCATCTGCAACGTTCTTGATCAATTGTCCGACAACTTCAAATTGCCTTGCTTGTCCACTATCTTGCGCGAGTTCCAACGCAGTATCCAACGCTTCTTGTCCCTTTTCAATGATGGAATAGAGATTACCTCTCGTATATTCATAATCTTTAGTTACATCCTCAGATTCGGAAGGTTTTCTTATCTCTTTCCTTTGTTTTTCTGGTTTTACAATTTCTGCTTCTACATCAAATGTATCGTTGAGATCCTTAAACTTTTCATTCATACTAATTACCATCAAATCCAAAATCATCACCAGCTTCAATTGATGAATTGTCGGCAGCAGTGATTAGAAGAACACCAGTACCTTCAACATGTTCAACAGAACTAGTTCTATACACTCCGCGATTAACTGTCAATTCTCCATTATTTTTACCCGTAACATACATTGTCTCATCATCAATAGTAATATATGATTTTACTGGAATATTTTGATCGTCATCAACCTTTAACAAAGAACTCACAGAACTAAGGTCTTCTGCAATATTTGTGATAGCATTACCATTGTATGCTTTTGTTGCTCTTGGTGTTGTATATGTGATAGATCTTGTTGCTTCTGGACTTGGAGTTCCAGCACCCAAACCAACAGATACTCTGGTAATAATATCCTTGCTGCTGGATGGAACTGGACCAAACAAGAATGTTTTTGCAGTAAACTTTAATGTGTATAATAAAACTCTTCTAGAAGTATAATCACCTTCATAATTATCTTGGAATGATACACTCTCTAATGTAATCGGAATATCCCTAGATTCCCCAATAGATTCAATCAAGTCAATTGTTAGATTAAAATTTGGTTGAAAATATGGTAATATTTGCTCCACAATTTGAAGAGCATCATCATTTAACAGTGTCATAACATTCAACTCAAATTCCATATTATATGGAACAGGAAAGAACATTTTTTTAATATCTTTCTTATCTACTCTAGGTGCTACAGCGTATGCTTGAGTGGTTGCTAACTTACGTCCATTGTCATAAGATACTCCAGTAAACTCAAACGACATTCTGGGTAGACTGATTTGAATTGGTTTATTCAGATCAGGTTGTTGTTCAATTCTTGCCAAAAACTTTTGGGTCGGTCCATACGCAAGGGGAACCTTAATAATCTCATTACCATCCCTATTTATTTCTATACCATTAAACAGAGTTCCAAAAGCAATCACCGTCTTCCTAAAAATTTGATGATAAAAATGATCAAACATGGTCTATCTCCTACGGGCTGCCAAATGGATTACTTTCACTAAAGTCAAGAATAGAATCTGCTTCCAGTTCAATAGTATTGTTCTGTGCGTAACTATCTTCTGGAATGTTAAACTTATTTAGGTCAATATTTGCGTAAGCAGCACCACTAGCTTGACCAACTATTGCTTCACCAGTATTAAAGGTTCCTACAATATCTTTTAATTTGAGAATTTTAGTTACAGAATTCCAGGAGTTGACTCGTGCAGTTGCACTACTTGCGGCACCAACAACATCTTCATTAGTTAGATATGTACCATAACCAACTGTATTTTGTGGTCCAGCAATTCTAATCTCAGGAACTGATTCAAAGTACCCACCAGCATCTTCAATTATAAGTTCACTAATTGTTCCAAGACCAGATAGTCTTGCAGTGATTTTTGCATCAATTGTTGTACTTGCAATGCCAGGTGCAACAACAGTAACATTTGGAATATCAATATATCCACTACCCCCACTTGTTATCGTTACAATACCGATCGCAGCGTCAGATATTTGAGCAATTGCATAGGCACCAGATCCGTCTCCACCATGGAAAGTAACTCTTGGAATTGCAGTATACCCAAATCCAGGATCAGCAAGAGTAACTTGTTGTACCCTAAGATTGTCTGGACTTGTATCGCATAGATCAATAATTCCACCAATCATTGATGCAATACCTACCGCAGTTCTACCTGATGTTGGAGCGGAACTAATTGCAACTCTAGGTATACTAGTATAACCAGATCCTCTTCTACTTACAATAATTCTTCTTACAGCACCATCATTTAGTGTTGTAATTGCAGTTGCTGTAGATCCAACTCCAACCATATTAAAGGTTTGAATGTAACCAGCATCTTGAGTATTATCATCAATTTCAGAAATACCAGTATCAATCTCTTCATCATTGTATGCAAAGAGTTCTAATCTAAGTTCATAAACATAATTCTTCTGTAACTGCCAGAAGGGTTTTTCATGTTCGACATATTTGATTTCAAATAATCTATCTCCAAGAGGGAAGTATATGAGATCTCCTTCTTTTGGTCTAGATGTGAGTTTTGATTTATCTATTACTGCTGCTTGTTGTTCAACAACAGATTCATATCTTTCTTTTGATATAATTATTGTTAAATCGTCAACTTCTTGTACACCAAACTTAGATAGTAAAGTTCCAGCACCACTAAATCCATCATATGTATCTACATATGCTTCAAGAGGAATTGCAGCAGAAAACTCAGATCTAGATACTTCTTCCATTACAGTTTTTTCATTCTGGAAGATTCTTGGAAGATAATAAACTTCCACTCCGAACATTTTAAGTTGCTCGTTTACTAGATCTTGGACTAAATTTTGCTCTCCAGAAGAACCGTGGAGAAAGAATGGATTTAACGCCATATTATTATCCGATCATATCTAATGGGGGAAGTTCATAAGTAGAAGACATCTTATCCATTAATGCGCTTAATTCAGTTACGCCATCATCATATATTTGTCTTCCATTTAATTCAATTCCACC